GAATGTTATGTTTTACATAGGCCAAACCACAGAATTGAAAGGTTGCCGCCTGCACCAATAGAAAATGTATTTGATTTAATTTCAGGCGAACCATTATTTTAAGGAAAATATATGACAGATCAAGACAAGAGAAATTTTATGAAACTAATAAATTCCATAATGGAAATGTATAGTCAGCCCGAAGTTGAATTATCTTTAATGAAAGTTTGGTTTGCCAAGCTGCAAGAATTTGATTTTCAAACTGTATGCAAAGCTTTCAATCTTTATACATCTAAAAACACGTCAGCACCAACGCCAATAGATATCATTAAACTTTGCCCTAGGCCAAAACAATTTACGGCCATAGAAGCACCTAAAATGGCTCTAGAGGACAGTAAACAACATGCTGACCAGGTCGTGCAATTTGTTGCTAAAACAGTCAAACCATCTACTGATCACAAAGCTTGGGCAAAGCGTATATTACAAAACCAAAAAAATTATCCTGCAATCGCTATCCGTTTTGCAAAAGAAGCGTTAGAATTGCGCAATGGAATTCAAATGGAAAAAGTTTGGTAATTTTGCGATAACCGCAAATGGATACTCAATTGCTAAATATATTGTTGCAGATGGCGCAAAATATGGCGTATGGGAATTACCGAATAAATTATTAGGATTTTATAAGACACCGACAAAGGCCAAAGAATATGCAATGGATCATTACAAAACAAAACCTTCCGTTCCTGATAGAGAAACTTCAAGCGCTCGATTTTTCAAAAAAATGGAAAATAGTCCTTACGGAAAATAAGGAAGTGCGCACAAACGAACAGAACGACAGATTATGGGCAATGTATAAAGCCATAGGTGATTACATTGGTTACTCTCAAGATGAAATGCACAAGATTTTGAAATTCAAATTTTTGCGCACTGAAAGAATACTTAATGGCGAATCTTTTGAAGTTTTGAAAAGCACGACCTCATTGTCGGTTGAGGACATGACGGACTACATGGATAAAATTGAATCTTGGGCTGTAACTGAACTAGGTTTCGCTTGGCAATGACTAAAGATGAAAAAAAACATTATGAAAAACTATCTCAAATTGGTTGCATTGTGTGTCGGAATCTTGGGTTTGGCTACTCTGCACCACATATTCATCACATTAGGCATGGCGCTGGAATGGGTAGGAAAAGCCATTGGTCACTTGCGATACCCTTATGTCCGATGCATCATCAAAATGGCGGCTACGGAATTGCGTTACATTCAGGTCAGAAAACTTTTGAAAAAAAATATGGCACAGAATCACAACTTTTACAACAAACTTTAGCTCTTTTAGAGTAGAATAATTTTTTAAGGAAAAAATATGACAATACAAGTTGAATACAAAAAAGTTTCTGAATTGATCCCTTATGAAAAAAACAGTCGCATTCATAGCGAAATGCAGCTTGATCAAATTTCTGCATCAATCAAAGAGTTTGGATTTCGTAATCCAATTATTGTTGATGGAAACAATATTCTCGCAGGTCATGGCAGGGTTGAAGCTGCAAAAAAACTCAATATTGATTTAATCCCAACGATTGACGCATCAGATTTAACAGAAACACAAAAACAGGCCTACATCATTGCAGACAATAAAATAGCATTGAACGCAGAATGGGATGAATCCATGTTGCTCATGGAAATTGAAAAATTAAAAATAAGTGATTTTGATTTAAGCATACTAGCTTTTGATGTTTCAGAATTACAAGTCAAGGAAATAGATTATTCTATTTTAGATGATCATAATTTAGATAGACAACTTGATGATATGACCGGGAATTCAAAAAAAGCAATACAAATTGAATTTGAGCCTGCTCATTATGAAGAAGCCCAAGAGCTTGTAAAATTTTGGCGCAATGAAGGAGCATACATTGGCTCTATGGTGATTCAACATCTACGCTCTGAAAAAAATAAATTGATCGCGTAAATTTTCATGAACATAGTCATAAATCCAACCAAATGCACAATAAATAGCATCACAGCTTCCAATAAAATAGCTATTTGGATTGCCAATTCATTTAAAATTAAATTAATAGATAATGAAAATAGTGCAAAACAAGCACTTGAATTTGAAATAGATCAATTATTTTTAGTAAATGGCATGTTTGCTTTTTGTGATTTTAGAAATGAAATCATTGAACTATGCAAAAAAGCAAAAGAAGTAATATGGATAGCCAATGACTATGCAATAAAATTTCCTGGAAATCTTTCTTTTTTAAAAGGCAGCTCAAAATTAAAAAGGATTGCACAATATTCAAATTTTGATAATTGGGAAAATCATAAATATGTAGATTTCAATAAATTGTTACATTGGAATGGAACAAAAAAATCTTATAAAAATAGTGGTTTATTTTACTATGGTGCTTTCAGAAAAGGCAGAATTAATTCTTTTGAAAAATGGTTCAAAAGTAATGATGTGAATATACATATATCAACAGCTTCTAAAAATATAAATAAATTTAAACAAATAAATAACAATATGCATTTTTATAAAGCGAATGGTGATATCAGAAATCTTTTACATTTTTTCCAATCGTCTATTTACATAGAAGATGAATTCACTAGAAATAATTTAATGAGTCCTGCAAATAGATTTTATGAAGTAATAGGTAGTAAAATTTTATTGTTTTATGATGTAAATACTAAACGCACTTTAAAGCATGCTGGATTTTGGGATGATGATTTTGCAGTATCTTCATTAAGTGATATTAGATCAAAACTAAAAAACTATGATACTTTACGAGAAAAACAAATAGTTATGTTTCAAGGAAAAGATTTTCGTAAAGAATTAGAAATTGATTTTAAAGCTGCCTTATGAAAAGAGTAGATTTAACCCCGCAAGAGCATACAATCAAAATTGGTGATGAGTGTGGCAATCTTCAACCCAATGTTACCGAGGACACTATATTTTATGCTGATGGTGTGCCTATCGGTTTTTATTTAAAACAAATAAGCGGCAAACTTAAACAGTATGTTGAGATAGCCAATGCAGAGTTATTATCTGATCGTGTGCCAAAACAAAACATGGATAGAAAAAAACCTATGGGAAAAGATGAGAATGGTAAAAATATATATCGCGTTATTACTCAATACAGCACAATCATAGGCTCTATTCCTGCAAAACCACACATGAGGCGGCCATATCCTAACATCAGTAGTGTGCATAGGGTAGAAAGCGCCAAGACATTTATCAAATCTATGATGCTAGCATGTCATGAAGCATAGGAAGTGATTAAATGCCTAACACCCAATATATTTGAAAACCAATTAAAAGTAGTCACAGAGAGCATACCGCCTAAATATAGATTTGGTAGGTTATTTACTTCAAGCATCAGTAATTTCAATATTGCGGCCAACTATCATATTGATGGTGGAAATTTACAAGGATGTGTCAATGTAATTATTGCAAAAAAAAGTAATGCAAAAGGTGGTAATGTAACTGTTCCCGATTATAATGCTACTGTAGATAGTGCAGATAACTCTATGCTCGTTTATCCAGCTTGGCGTAATGTTCATGGCGTAACACCTATCATACCAATACAAGAGGGTGGTTACAGAAATAGTCTTGTGTTCTACGCATTGAAATCATTTAAAGATTTTTGGTAAAATGCCAACTGTCCCTAAATATAGCAAGTGTAGGGAATTAGGTTGCAATAACTCAAAAACATATAGATCAACATTTTGTGTGCAACATGGCGGAGGAACAACAGAAAAAGGAAAAGAAAATAACAAGCTTTATGGCACTGCATTTTGGAAAAAGCAAAGAAAGATACAGTTAAGCAAGAATCCATTATGCGCAGCTTGTTTATTGGAAGGCAAGGTTGTTCAAGCCGAACACATAGACCATGTATTTCCACATAGACAAGATCAAATAAAATTCAAAAGTAATCTGTTTCAAAGTTTATGTGTTTCGCATCATACATTAAAAACACAAGAGGAAAACAAAGGCATTTATTTATTTTATTCATCTAATGGCATGATTACTTATACAGACAACGACTATGGTTTCCAAGT